GACCCTGTAACTTTTGAACCAAGAGAAATCAAAGTTAGATGTGAAGCAGTTAGGGCAGATTTGCTTATTGCTCTTATCAAGGGAGAAACAGAATGAGTATGCAGGAAGTTTTAGAAAGCATCGTAAAAGATGCAAGCAGGGCGCAGGCTGCTACAGATCGCCTAGAATTTGTTACCGCCATTCAAGCCATCCTAGAATCGCCAAGATTTAAGGCTTATAGTGCTTTAGATGTTTGCAGAATCCTGCTACAAGACTTACGGGAAAAGGCGGATAAAGATGAAGGCTAAACACCGCAAAGAAGACTATTTTTATGTAAATAAAAATCTGCTACTACTGCTGATAAGCATTACTTTAGTGATTATTGGTTTTTGGGTGGCTATTGAAACTTCTAGAAACTGCTATGAAATTGAGTATCAGAATCTAAAAGGAACACAAACACAAATAATCTGTGAAGGAGAAACGAAATGAATAAAACACAAATCTGGGATCTGTTAGAGATTTACCAGTTGTTGCAATGCGCTACAGACACTAAAAAACAGTTGGAAGCTTTTGAGTTATTGACTGAATTTATTGAAGAAAACTGTTTTAGGGAAGGTTTGTAATGAGTTGCAGTAAATGTGTTGAAGGTGAATGCCAATGCGCTAGAACTGAAGCGATAAACAGGTTTAGTAAAGACTATAAGGCTGGTGTTCAGGATGGGCGTAAAGGTGAAGCGGAAAGAACTTCCGATGCTTTGATAGAACTAGAAGCCAAAGGGATAATAACAAACAGTCAGTTGCAGGCTGTCCTAGATCTAATTTTAGAAAAACTTACTGATGTTATGGATATTGACTGATGCTGGAACTTATTTTTATCCTTGCAGGGGTGTTAGCTTTAGTGCTTGTTTCGTTGGCGGCTATAACAGTAATTATTGCTTATGCTAGTCAGATAACTTATGTTGATCCTTTGAATGAAAGTGAAGAAGATGTTAATAAGAGTTCTTGAACGCCTGTTCCCTAAAACGATGCGCAACTATTGGTATTCGGGCAGGAATACGGGTTTTCGGTATGGTTTAGATACGATACAAACTTTGATTTATTCGGAATTGAAAGAGTTGAAGAAACGAGATGACCCTTTTTCTAGACATAGGGCTAGTGAATTGCAGTATTTGCTTTCTAAAATTAAGGGGCGTTACTGATGATGACTAAAGAAATTCAGGAAGCAGTTGATTTACTGCGTGATCCGAACCTGGTTTGGGGTAACGACATTGAAGATATTAAAGATGATTTGGCTAATTTGCTTTTGGTTTGTGCATCGCAGAATACAATGATGGAGTTTTTGGCGCATAATTTGGCTAAGAAACTGGTTTATTCTGGTAAAGCCGATAGTTTTGATTTGAAGTTAGAGAAAAGATAATGCTAGAAGATTTATCGCTGCCTGTTCGTATAGTTAGTTGTAGGGTTAGGACTGTAAAGGAAGCTATGTCTAAGGAAGATCAGGCAATTCTTGAAAAGGCTGTAATGAACCCTGAATGGCCTTTAAAGACTTTAAGTAATGAGTTGGCTAAACGGGAGATAACTGTTTCAGATTCGGCTATAAAAAATCATAGAGAAAAGACCTGTTCGTGTTGGAAAATTTAGGCAACCCTGCCCCGAAGGTTACTGTCCCTGAAGGTTGGAATCCTTCTGTCGTTTTTGATGGTGAAGGTGGGGAAGCAACCCTGCCTGCTGTTGCTGATGGTGAAGAAACAGACATTTACGGGTTTTTGCGTGATGCAGGGATCAACCCTGACGAGATAGATATTATTGGCGAACCTAGAATCTCTAGATGGCAAGTAGCACGCCCTTTTCCACTTGAACCTGCTTGGCATACTGCTGTTCGTATTCGTTGGCGTAAAAAGGGTTCTAGCGTTGATTTACCTTTGCTGTATGCCCTTGCAAAGAAAACTAAACCTGTATCGCCTAAACCTGTCGCTTCAGGTAAAGCTTTAGTAGTTCTTTGGTCAGATTTGCAGGTAGGTAAAGTAGATCATCGGGGCGGCGTGGAAGCACTTATCCATCGGGTTGCTGAAACACAAGTAAGGCTGTTGCAAAAGATTCGGGAAGTGAAACCTGAAAAGATTATTTTTTGTGATGTTGGCGATACGATAGAAAACTTTGGAAATGCTGCCGATATGCACCAACTACAAAGCAACGATCTAAGCATTATGCAACAAGTTGATTTGGCTACAAGTTTGGCTTGGGATGTTTTAAAGAACATCAGTAAGCACGCCCCCGTAACTTATCTAACTGTTGGCAGTAATCATTGCCAATGGAGAGTAAATAAACAGCGTGTAGGTAAAGTAACGGATGACTGGGGAATTCATATTGGTAGAACACTTGCAAGGCTTTCTAAAGAAGTAGGTTTGCCTATAACTTTCTTTGAACCTAACCCCAATGACGAATCGTTAGCCTACGATATATTCCAAGATTCCTTCCACATTCTTGGTTTATGGCACGGGCATCAGTCCCCTAGACCAGATCAAGTGCCAACCTGGTGGCGGCAACAAGCCTTCGGAAAACAACCCATACACGCAGCAACAATAGGCGTATCAGGGCATTTTCATCATCTAAGAGTTTTAGAGTTAGGTTCAACAAATAGGGGAACAAGCAGATTTTGGGTGCAAGCATCCACGCTAGATAACGGATCTAACTGGTGGCGAACAACTGCAGGCGAAGATAGCCAACCTGGTTTAGTTTGTTTCGTGTTAGAGAAAGAAATAGACTTTACGGGAACTGTCTGGAAGCTTTAGATGGAGATGGGACAAAATGCCAACTTACACTTACGAATGCAGAAATCATAAGCCCCCACTAAAAACCTATACAACACGGGCAATAAACGAAGAAGAAAAACCTGTTATCTGCCCACAATGCAAAGAACCTAAAACAAGAATCTATGTTGCCCCGCCAACTTGGTTTAACGGGACAGGATGGGGAAAAGACCCGAAATGAAAAAACTAGTCATCGCAACACTAATCTTCACGACACTAAACCTAAACAGTCAGCAACCTGTAACAGCAGAAATGCAGGCTTCAACAGAGATGCTAAACAAAATAAAAATAGATCTAATACACACCTACAAAAAAACTAGGCTGCCTAAAGTGGTCAAATACCTTACAACTAAAGCAAACAAAACTGCTTATGTTTATTCAGGTTCAACACCTAAAGGCTGGGACTGTTCAGGAATGGTGCGATGGACATACAAACAAGTAGGCATCACATTACCGCATAGCGCAGACAAACAAGCTCACATTGGAACGAGAGTAAGCGAACCTAAAGTTGGCGATATTGTGGCTTTCGCCTATAAAGGTTCAACAGATTTCTACCATACAGCCATCTATCTAGGTAATGACCTAATCATTAACGCAAACAGAGAATACGATACGACAGTTATAGAACCGCTAAACAACTTTAAAGCAAGCCAAATAAGGTTCATTAGGGTTTTAGAGTGATCCGTGAAGTTTGTTCCTGCGGTGCAGAATTTGAATCCGATTTACCTGATCAAGTAGCGTTAGTAAAATCTTGGCGCAGAACCCATAAACATCAGGCAGATAAACTGCCGCAGAAAGATTCAAGCATTCTAAGCAACACCGATAACGCTGTAATAGGCTTTCAACCCGAACTACCCGTATTCAATGATGGCGAAGAAATTTGAATCACTTTCCTAAACCCTGCATAAAATGCGGAACACTAACAAAACTAGGAAGCTACTGCGCTGAACACCTACAAGCCAAACAGGGGCTATACAATAACGCAAACTATCGCAAACAACGGGCATACATCAAAGCAACCGCAACACAATGCCACATCTGCAAACAACCCTTCACAGATCGCAGCCAAATAAGCGCAGACCACATAGAACCTGGAAACATTACTTCACCCCTGCTACCCGCCCACATCTCCTGCAACTCAAGGCGTGGAAATAAACCCATCTAACAAGCCTGCAAGCCTACATCTATAAGGCATTCAACCCTGCCCCTAGTTATTACGGGGGTGGGGCTTTTTTGTTTCAGAAAAATCGTTTGCTCTAAAC